ACAAAATATATTTTACTATGATGAACGCAAAAGAAACTCTAAAACAAGTCCGCACTTTGTTGGGATTTGAAGAAGAAAAAAGTATCGCCTTTGAGACTGCAATGTTGAAGGATGGTACAATCGTAAAATGGGAGGGTGAGTTGTCAGTAGGTACTATCGTAATGGTAGAAACCGCTGAGGGCGATATTCCTGCACCCGACGCAACACACGAAATCGAAGACGGCACTCTTGTGACTACTCTTGATGGCGTTGTAACTGAAATCGTTAAGCCAGAGATGGAAACTCCCGAAGTAGAAATCTCAGTTGAAGCCGAAGAGTTCGCAACCGTAACTCGTTTCAACGAAGTCGTAGAAGGTCTTGAGTCTAAGATTGCTCAGTTGACTGCTTCTATCGAATCTTTGGTAAGCGAGAGAACATCTCACAAAGAGGCGATGTCTAAAGTAGTTGAGTTGGTTGAGAAAGTAATTGACTTACCAAGCGACGAACCTACTAAGAAACCTCACACTCCTAGTAAAGTAGAGTCTCAGTTTGAGAACTTGAAGAAATTTGCAAACGCATTAAAGAAATAAACCAAATAAAAAACAAAAAAATACTATGTCATTCGTTGTATCTTCCCTCAACAACTACACCAATGAGCAGTCAACTGACTTGTTGGTAAAAGCGTTGTTCGGTTCTAAAACCGCTTCAACCTTGCAAAGCGCAGGTCAAGTGCAAGTAGGCGTTAAATCGTCTGCTTCTTTGAACTTGTTGGCCTCTACCGTTTATTTTCAAGCCGATGGTTGTGGTTACAATCCTAGCGGTGCTACTACTTTCACTCAACGTAACATCACCGTTGGTGCCGTTAAAGTAGAAGAGACTTTGTGTCCTAAGACTTTGGAGGCAAAGTGGATGCAAACTCAAATCATGGCGGGTTCTCCTACTATGGTTCCTTTTGAAGAGCAAATCGGTGCAGAAAAATCTGCCGTTATCGCCGATACTTTGGAAGTTGCAATGTGGCAAGGTGACACCGCAAGTGGTAACCCTAACATCAATCGCTTCGATGGTTTCGTTAAAGTGATTGCAAACGCTTCTCCTACTTTGGGTAACGGTGCGCCAACCACTTTCACTTCAATTACAAACGCAAACATCGACGATATCATCGACCAGATGTACGCTCAATTACCTGCACGAGTTGCTACCAAAACTGACTTGGTTTGCTTCTTGGGTGTTGATGCTTTCAAATTGATGCTTGTAAACTTGAAGAATGCTAACTTGTATCACTACGTTGCTGATGCTCCACAAACTATGGAATTGGTTTACCCCGGCACTAACGTGAAGTTGATTGCAGTTGGTGGTTTGTCAGGTACAAACAAATTGGCCATGGGTTCTTTGAGCAACTTCTTTGTAGGTACTGACCTTGCAAACGAAGAAGAGTCATACAAATTGTGGTACTCTGAGGACAACGACGAGGTTCGTTTCCGTACTACTTTCAAGTATGGTGTTCAGGTTGCTTTCCCTGCTGAAGTTGTATATTTCACCCTCTAATCTAACATAAACAATGGCTTGTCTTCTCACTCAAGGTTTCACTCTGGATTGTAAAGATTCAATCGGAGGTATCAAGAGCATCCACTTGATTTCGTGGACTGCTTCCAAATTCACTATTGCGAGTGGCGAAGTTACTGCAACCACCGTAGTAAGTGGTGATGTTTATGACTATGAATTGCCAAAGGGTACTGGCTCTATGACTAACACTACAAACGTGTCAGTTGAGAACGGTACTACTTTCAATCAATGTGACGTAGCATTCAAATTGCGTCGCTTGTCTACTACTAAGCGCAACGAGATGAAACTTCTCGCTCAAGGTCGCACGTACACAATCGTACGTGACAACAACGATGCGTATTGGTTAGTAGGTAACGAGTATGGATGTGATGTGACTGCGATGGTTGCAAATAGCGGAACTGCTATGGGCGATTCAAATGGTTACGAAGTGACTTTGTCAGCAATCGAAGCGGAAGCACCTTACAAATTACAATCTAGCGTAGTGACTGCGTTAGGAATTTAACGTACATTTGTAGTTGTTCTTGATTCATATTAGTTTTCAGAATTGGGAGGGCTTTGGCTCTCCCTTTTTTGTTACATCTTTTTGACGATGCTATTCATTTAAGATGCTAACTATCAACAAAGGTCAAACGAAGTATTGGTACTTGACACTCTCCGAGATTGCGAGTGCGTCATCATATGTCTTCACCTTTACGCATCGACAAACATTCACTCAAGTGACTAGAACTTTGAGCGATGTTTCAACGCATACAGAGCGCTACAATCAATTTCAATTCATCGAAGGTACTACCGCTACTCTTTTAGAGGGAGAGCACGAATATAGCGTCTCTACAAGCGGTGGCACATTATGTGAAACAGGTATTCTCAAAGTAGAAACCACAACAAGTAGCACACAATACACACCAACACTTACAGAAAAAATCTATACAACATGAGCAATTCAACAAGCATTATGGCAGGTGGCGATGGTTTTAAATTCCATGGCGCATCAACCGTGACTAGTGTAGCATATAGCGCCCTAGTCGTACAAGAAGACACCGTATTCACTTCATTCTCCGTAGATGGTACAAACGTACTTACTGCACGTGGAATGAGTGGAGTTACTCTTCAACAAGGTGCGTATCTACCTGCGGGTGGCGCATCAAAAATCACAGGTTTTGTGATATCTTCTGGCTCTGTAATCGGATACTAATAAAATGATAGGCGTAGGAATTGGCACTCGAAGCCGTATCTATAAGGGTCAAGGTTGGGATATCGTAAAAGCGTACAAGTCTCGCATCACAAGTGATGGCGGTTATTATGAGGGTATCTCTTGTCTATTGCGTAAATTAAATAACTTATGAGCGATTTATTAAATAAGGCCTCGTTGGTAATGATTCCTTCGGGGTATAAAGAAGATGTTGTATATAGTGCGGTTCCGTCTGATGGCAGCGGAGACCTCGCCCTAACCCGTGCATCGAACGGAACGCGAGTAAATAGCGCGGGATTGGTTGAGGTTTGCCCGTGGAATTTAGCGGAACAAAGTGAAACATTTAATGTCAGCCCGTGGACAAATTACGGAACGGGAACAATTACGGCAAATGCAACAACAGCACCAAATGGAACGACCACGGCGGATTTATTTGTACCAAATACAACCAACTACACCCACGCAGTCGAACAAAATATAGGGACAACAAGCGGAGTAATTACAATGTCCGTTTACGCAAAAGCGGCGGGGTATAATTGGCTTGTTTTGAACGCTTATGTTGGAGGTGCAAAATATACATACTTTGATTTGCAAAATGGCGTAATTGGAACAACTGCAAGCGGTGTAACTGCGTCAATAGAAAATGTGGGCAATGGGTGGTTCAAATTAATTTGCACACTAACGGGAGGTGCAAGTACTTATTTTAGTATCATAAGCGCAACTGCAAACAATACAAGTTCTTTTGCGGGAAATGGCACAAGTGGCACATATCTTTGGGGCGCACAATTAAACATCGGCTCAACCGCCAAACCCTATTTCCCCACTACCGACCGATTAAATGTACCACGCCTAACCTACCAAAATGGCGGGGGAGGGTGTCCGAGTTTGTTGTTGGAGAAGCAGAGTACGAATTTGTTTCAATATTCTGAACAATTCGACAACGCTTATTGGTCAAAACTTGGAACAGTTACGCCGACAATTACGGCAAATGCTACAACATCACCTGACGGTACTGCAAATGCTGATTTATTAGCGGGTGGTGGCGGTGCTGGTCAGCGTGTACAAAGAACAATGTCCGTTTCATTATTGACGGCATACAGTGTTTCTATCTATGTAAAAGCGAATACATCGACAACCGCACAGTTAAACATTTACGATGGGGTAACAGATAGAGGTGGCGATATTACTTTTTCAACTGGTGCTGTAACTACATACGGAACGGGCGTAACCGCAAGTTCAACCAATGTTGGAAATGGGTGGTATCGTTTTACAATAAATTACACATCATTTGCAACAATTTCCGTAAACATTCAATTTGGGGTTAGCGGTTCAACAAGTTACTACCTATGGGGCGCACAACTTGAAGCGTCATCATACGCCACATCCTACATCCCAACAACCTCAGCAAGTGCCACAAGGGTTGCGGATGCTTGTAGTAAGACGGGCATTAGTTCGTTGATTGGGCAGACGGAGGGAGTTTTGTTTGCGGATGTTATTTTGCCATCAACTAACGATTCAGGAAGGGTTCTTGTAATTAGTGGCGGAAGTAATCGTGTAGGAATTACATTGTCAGGAACAACTGCAGGATTTTTT